CCCACGCGCGGCATCCTCGCCCTCTACAACCGTGGCGACCGGCGGCGCTGGTATTGGCGTTGCGTCGAGTGCAAGAACGCCTTCGAGCCTGCCTTCGAGCTGCTGGATTACCCGGACACAGAGGACAAGATGGAGGCCGCCGAAGCCGCGACCCTGCTTTGCCCTCACTGCAATCACCGCTACCACCACGACCCCGGCCACGGCCCCGGCAAGAACGAGATGAACCGCGCAGGCCGGTGGGTGAAGGACGGGCAAGTCTGGACGCCTGACGGTTTGATCGTCGGGGCGTCATCGCGGTCCACCATCGCCTCGTTCTGGCTGAAGGGTGTGGCGGCGGCGTTCTCAGACTGGAAAACTCTGGTCCACCGCCACCTGACGGCTGAGGCCGAATACGAGAGCACAGGGTCAGAAGAAGCCCTGAAGGCGACGGTCAACACCGATCAGGGGGAAGCCTATACGCCCAAGCGGCTCGCCAACGACCGCGTGCCCGAGACGATCAAAGCCAAGGCCCGGGACATCGGAGACCGCGTGGTTCCGATGGGCGTGCGCTTCCTGATCGCCTGCATCGACGTTCAGAAGAACCGCTTCGTCGTGCAAGTTCACGGCATCGCGGCCAACGGCGACATCTATGTGATCGACCGCTATGACATTCGGCACTCGAAGCGGCCTGACGCCGAGCGGGCGGATCAGGTTCTCTGGGTCAACCCCGGGGCGTATCCCGAGGACTGGAAGCTGGTGGCCGAGCAGGTGATCCAGAAAAGCTACGAGCTGGGCGACGGCTCGGGACGCCGCATGGCCGTCCGCCAGACGATCTGTGACTCTGCCGGTAGTGAGGGTTTCACGGCGAACGCCTACGACTTCGTGCGCTGGCTCCGGGGAGGCGAATCAGAAGACGCGCCCGACGGGGAGAACGCCGAGCTGGGAACCTACGTGTGGGAGGCCGGGATGGCTGGTCGCTTCATGCTCCTGAAAGGTGCATCCACGAAGACCGCCCCCCGGGTCAAGATCGACTACCCGGACTCGCAGCGTAAGGACCGTCACGCGGGCGCTCGCGGGGAAATCCCGGTGCTCTTCATCAACACGAATTTTGTCAAGGATATGGTCGATCACCGGCTGGACCGCAACGAACCCGGGGGGCGCTTTGTGTTCCCGAATTGGCTGGGCGACAACTTCTACACGGAGCTGACGGTCGAGGTCAAAGACGCGAACAAAGGTTGGATCAACCCGAAAAAGTATCGGAACGAAAGCTGGGACTTGCTCGCATACTGTATGGCGGCTACTTTGACCCCGATGATTAACCTCGAACGGCTTGATCTCGTGGGGGAACCCCCGCTCTGGGCCGCCGAGTGGGATGACAACGATCTGGTCTTCAATCCGGGGCTAGATGCCAAGCCTTTCGAGGCCACGAAGAAACGCCGCTCGTTCAAAGACCTAGCCGGGAGCCTCGCATGACCAAATTATCGCCAGAACTGAAGGCCGTCTATCAGGGCCGCCTTCTCGACGCGGAAAACGCCTACCACGAGCTGCGCCTCGGCAAGCAAGCCCGGGTCTTCGTAGACCAGAATGGCGAGCGCGTGGAGTTCGCGGTTGCCAATGCGGGCCGACTTCAGGCATATATTGTGGAATTGAAGGCTCTCTTGGGCTTACCCACGGGGCTGACCGGGCCGCTTAACGCATGGATGCTTTGAGATGAATGATTTCTCGACCCGCGAACTACGCGAGATTGACGCCCTAGTGGGCACGACGCCGACAGTATCCGCATCGCTTGGCCGAGGCGGGTATGATGGTGCATCCCGGATGGAGAAGCAGATCGCCGGGTGGCGTCCAGCCCTTCAGTCAGCAGACCTCGACATGCTCCCGGACAAGGAGCTGCTGGATTCCCGATCACGCGATCTGGGCCGGAACGACGGATACGTCCAAGGTGGGGCACAGCTCCACAAGGACTCCATCGTCGGGGCCTTCTACATGCTGAACGCCAAGCCCTCTTGGGAAGTGCTCGGCAGGACAGAAGAATGGGCTGAAGCCTTCCAGAAAGAGGTCGAGCAGAAGTTCACGCTCTGGGCCGAGAGCCCCCAGAATTGGGTGGACGCCTCTCGGCAAAACGATTTCACCGGCCTGATCCGACTGGCCGTGGGCGTCACCGTCTTCGGCGGCGAGGTCTTGGCGACGGTCGAGTGGCCCAAGCAACAGAATCGAGAGTTCAACACGGCGATCCAGATGATCGACACGGACAGGCTCTCGACGCCCAACACCATGCAGCACGACACGCGCATCCGAGGCGGGATCAAGATGGACTCCTATGGAGCCCCCGTCTCTGCCTTCATCCGCACGCAGCACCCGACGGACTACCGGCTCGCGAACAACTACGAGCAGTGGTGGAAAGAGGTAAAATGGCGCAAGCCTTGGGGCCGCGCTCAGGTGCTTTATTTCCGCGAGCAGAAGCGTGTGGATCAGACCCGCGCCGTGGCCGACATGACAGCCGGTCTGCGCGAGATCGCGATCACCCGGAAGTTCCGGGACGTGACCTTGCAGAAGGCCGTCTTGGCCGCGACCTATGCTGCCACCATCGAGTCGGAGCTCCCGGCACAGGCGGTCTACGAGCAGCTTGGCGCAGGTGCAGGCGGAACGTCTTTTGGGGATGGGGCCGTGGACTATGCCGGTCGCTATCTCGAAGCGATCAACGAGTATTCCGGGGCATCGAAAAACATGCTGGTGGATGGGGTGAAAATCCCCCACCTGTTCCCGGGAACCAAGCTCAACTTCCAGAACGCCGGAGCCCCACAGGGCGTCGGCCAAGACTTCGAGCAATCGCTGCTGCGCTACGTGGCGGTCTCTCTCGGCGTGTCTTACGAGGAACTGAGCAAGGACTACACCAAGACCAACTATTCGTCCGCACGAGCTGCGATGGCGAACACGTGGAAGTTCATGCAGTCGCGGAAGCGAATCATAGCCGACGCGATGGCGAACTCGATCTACCGGCTCTGGCTGGAAGAGGCGGTCAACAAGGACATGATCGACAGCTTCCCGGCATCCGAGGCAGACAAGCTCTACACCAACGGCTATCAGAACATTATGTTCGACGCACTCGCAGAGGCCGACTGGATCGGTGCAGCTCGCGGCCAGATTGACGAGCTGAAGGAAACCCAAGCTGCGGTTCTTCGGATCAAATATGGCCTCTCGACGCACGAGGACGAGCTGGCTAGACTTGGCAAGGACTGGCGGAAGACATACGCCCAGCTAGAGCGCGAGAAGCTGGAACGAGAAGCCCGAAATATCGAGCTCTTGGAAGACAACAGCGTCAACGCGGCTTCGGGAACCCCCCGTGAGCAAGAAGACGACGGAACGGGAGACAAAGATGCCGCCGATGAGTAACCTACACCCACTGGCCCAAGCGTTCTCCGGCGAGCCTCTGCTGATCGAGCCCGGGAAGGTAGATGTCGTCGGTTCGACGATCCAATACCTCTCGACCGATCCCGAGGCCGTCAAGATGTTGAACGAGGGCATGTCAGCTCCGGGAGCCGACGAGTTCTGGGGCCGGGACGAACACCCCTACCGCCCCTATGTCGTCCACAACGGCGTCTTGCAGATTCCCATCCAAGGGACTCTGCTGAACCGCTTCAGCTACCAGTTCGGTCGTTGGGCAACAGGATACCGCTACATCGAAATGGCGCTCGCCCGGGGTCTCGCAGACCCGCAGGTAAAGGCCATTGCACTGATCGTGGACAGCCCCGGCGGTGAGGTCGCGGGATGCTTCGAGCTGGGCGACAAGATTTTTGCTGGCCGGGACGCGAAGCCCATCCGGGCGTTCGCCTCGGACCACGCCTACTCGGCAGCCTATGCACTCGCCAGCTCGGCCTCGGACTTCGTGGTCACGCGATCCGGCGGCACGGGGTCAATCGGTGTCGTCACGGCGCACATTGACCAGAGCGAGCAGCTTGAAAAGATGGGAATTAAGTTGACCTTGATCTACGCTGGGAAGCACAAGGTTGACGGCAATGCCTACGAGAAGTTGCCTGATTCGGTAAAAGGCCGTATTCAGGAGAGAATCGACCGTATCTACGGCGTGTTCACTTCGACGGTTGCCCGTAACCGGGGGATCGACGACAATGCGGTCAGAGCCACAGAGGCTTTAACTTTCGACGCGCAGGACTCCACGGCGCAGGGGTTCGCGGATAGGATCGGTGCGCTGGAAGAAGAAATGGTTATCTTCACTAACGAAGTGGCCGAAGCAGAGGACGAACAAATGAGCATCACTCAAGAACAGATGGACAAGGCGGTCGCTGCTGCCAAGGTCGAAGGCGTTGCTGAAGGCACCGCAGCCGGTCTGGAAGCAGGCCGCGTAGAAGGCTCCACAGCAGAACGCACCCGCGTCACCGCAATCATGGGCTCCGACGAGGCGAAGAACCGCCCCGCAGCAGCGCAGATGATGGTCGATCTGGGTGTCCCTGCTGACAAGGCCAGCGAACAGCTCGCCAAGCTGCCCGAGGAAAAAGCCTCTGCCCCCAAGGGCAAGGAAGAAGCCAAAGGCAAGAAATCCGGCTTTGAGGCCGCGATGGAAAATGGCAACCCCGAAGTGGGTGCAGAAGGTGGCGACGAAGAGAAAGACAAGATGTCGATCTCTGACGGCATTTTCGCCTCGGCAGGCTACGCGCCCGCCAAGGTCAACTGAGTTCCAAACCGGCGGCCCAATAACGGGGCGTCAGTCAACCCTAAGCCAAAGAGGTAAACCAACATGGCTACCATCAACCCGAAAAACGGCGACCTCACGGCAGGCGTCGCCGGTCAGTCTTCGGACACAATCAACGCCAGCCCTGACCCGCTGGTAACTGGTGACGCGCCGCAGCTCTACACCGAGCCGCTGCCCGTAGCCGCAGACATGGTTCTCGAAGCCCGGGAAGTTGTCGGTTTTGACGCATCGGATAACCTCATCCCGGCAGTTCTGGGAACGACAGAGGCTATCGGTTTTGTCATGTATGCCACCGACACTACTGGCGCGACCGCAGGTGATGTCGAGGTTGAAGTCGTCCGAGGCGGCGTGTTCAACCCCGATCTTCTGGTTTGGGATGCAACCTACACCGACGACGCTGAGAAGCGTGCCGCGTTCCGTGGGGCTCCGACCCCGACGAACATCATCATCCGCAAGCCCACAACCATGTCTCCCGCAGCCCCGATCTAAGGATCGGACTGCGAGCGGCCTAGTCAGTTCAAAAAGGAAGAGAAACCGACATGACCCTCGACATCTACACACCGCTTGATCTCTACCGGGTCATGTTTGACCCGCGCCAGACCATCAAGACGAGCCAGTGGCAGGAAATGTTTTTCCCGAACTCGTTCTTCTCCACACAGGAGCAGATCGCGTTCTCGAAGATCAACGCCAGCCGCCCCATCGCGCCGTTCATGCTTCCGAACGAGCCCGGCAAACCGATCTACCGTCGTGAAGGCGAACGGGTCGAATCGTTCAAACCGGCTTACACCAAGCCGAAAGACGCGATCCGTCCGTCCGAGATGCTGGCACTTCAGCCCGGCGAACTGAGCCGCCGTCAGGCACTCATGTCTCCCGCAGCTCGCTACAACTCGGAAGTGATTCGCATCACCAACTACCAGCGCGACGCGATCCACCGTCTCTGGGACTACATGGCTGCCAAGGTCATCCTCGACGGCAAGATCACCATCACTTACCAAGGCCCCACCGGCGGCCCCGGTCAGGAAGTGGTTTTGGACTTTGGCCGCGAGACTGCGCACACCGTCGCACTCGGCGCAGGCGCACGCTGGGGCGAGGCTGGGGTCAACATTTTCGATTCTTGCCAGACCTACATCGACTTGGTGGCAAACGCAGAGTTCGGCGGTTCCGTCACCGACATCATCCTCGGCTCAAAAGCTGCGGTTCCGTTCATGGCGTCCGATGACATCGACAAGAAGATGAACTCGGATTACACGAATATGACCGGCGTGGACGTGAACCGTGGCTTGGTCCGCACCGATCCGATGAACCCGTTCACCCTTCTGGGCACGCTGGGTTCTGGTGTTCGTGTGTGGCGCTATGCAGGCCCCGGCTCGAAGTTCCAGTCGAACGACGGCTCGTTCACCAACATCATGGACCCACGCGACGCGCTGTTCGTGAGCCCTGCGGTGGACGGCGTGAAAGCGTTCGGTGCGATCCTCGACAACGCGGCGAACCTCGAAGTCGCGGACATCTTCACGAAGATGTGGGATCAGGATGACCCCTCGGCTCGCTTCATCATGTCGCAGTCGGCTCCGCTCATGATCCCGACGAACCCGAACTGCACCGCTCGCGTACGGGTCGTCGCGACCTAAGCTGAGGACTGACCCAGCTCCCCCGGGGGCTGGGTTTCCCTTTGAACCTGTTCCACGGAGAAAATCATGGACCTCATCGCACTGACCACCATCCAACGCTGCGTCAAACCCGGCAAAGCGGCCACCGACAACACCAAGGGCGTTCCCCCGAAGACCGAGACCATTGCCGTTGGCGAATCGTTCTCGGCCTCTGCTGAAGAAGCTGAAGAGCTGATCGGCATGAACGCAGCCAAGGAAGACAAGAGCCCGAAGAAAGCTCCTGCCAAGAAGGCCGCAGCAAAGGCTGACGACAAGAAGGCTGACGACAAAGCCGACGCCAAGGATAACTTGGTCTAAGCATGTCGATTGAAGGGATCAGGAAATCGGCCCGCAAGACGCTCCACAACTTCATGGCGCGGCCAGCGACGCTGTATCTTGATCCCAACATCGAACCACCAGCCCCGATCACTATTCGCCACCACGAGAAGCCGGGGCTGGTGGGCGACCTAGCCGGGACGAACCTCAGCTACGCAGAGAATCACGACGACGAAGAAACCATAGTCTTCTGGTGCGACGAGCTCGCGCCGATCATCGGAGAGCCCGCCTCCCCCCCACGTGGGGCCTTGGTCGTGTTGTCCGCGACAGAGGGCTATTGGGTAGACAACACGCGCCCGAGATACGGACAGACGGTCACGGCAGAGGTCACGCCAGCCACGACGGCAGAGCTCGTCGGAAAGACTGCACCCGGAGCACCCTGATATGGCTGAACAGTTCGCGGTCTTCATGGACGGGCTGGAAGTCGATCTTCTCGACGGGCTGGACTCGAAGAGCCGGAAGCTGGCGGCCACACGAGCTCTGAACAAAGCAGCCCGGGACGCCCGAGCTGAGGCCGCCCGCAAAATCCGAGATCAGGTAAACCTCCCGGCCCGCTACGTCTCCCCCTCGCAGAAGCGCCTGTATGTCTCCAAAAAGGCCAACAGCCGCAGTCTGGAAGCCCGGATCACGGCGCAGGGGCGGGCGACTTCTCTGGCGCAGTTTATCGTAGGCGGCGGGCGACGCGGCCAAAGGGGCGTCTATGTCGAAGTCGCGCCCGGCAAAGCCCGCCTCATGAAGAAGGCTTTCGTGATCCCACTCCGGGCCGGAAACGTCCTGACAGACACGCAGTATAACCTTGGATTGGCGATCCGGCTCCGGCCCGGCGAGACCTTGAATAACAAGATGTTCGCCAAGCGGGTGGAAAGTGGGCTATACTTGCTTTACGGCCCGTCCGTATCGCAGGTTTTCCGGTCCAACGACGGCTCCGGGGTTGCCTCATCCATGACGCCTGAAGTAGCCAAAGACGTAGCCGACGAATTTCTCCGATTATTGGACCGATGACATGCCCTTAGCGAACCCGATCAGATTGGAAGTCCACAAGCGCCTGACAGACGCCCTGAAGCAGATCAACCCGGCGAACGGTTATGCGGTCGATCTCGAAGAGCATGTCTACCGGGGCCGGATCGTCTTCGGTTCGGAGACCCCACTCCCGGCGCTGGCGATCTTAGAAGTCCCGATCCCGCTAGACCAACCCCCGTCGCCCTCGACATCGCCCGTGGCGACCGGGGCGTGGGAGCTCATGGTGCAGGGGTGGGTCAACGACGACAAAGAGAATCCAACCGACCCGGCGCACCTTCTTATGGCGGACGTGAAACGCTGCCTCGCGAAAGAGCGGCGGAAGATGGATTGGGACAAGCCCGAGGACGGAATCTTGGGACTTGGCCGCAACGTCACAGGCATGTATATCGGGGCAGGGGTTGTCCGACCGCCTGAAGAGGTTTCTGCTAAAGCCTATTTCTGGCTGACGATCACACTGGACTTGGTGGAAAACATGGAAGACCCTTATGAAGATTGAACGCAGAAGCCACTGAAAGGAACACGTCATGGCAAAACAGAACTACACTCTCGGTCGAGGCAAAGTCTTTGTCTCTCGCTACGTGAATGGCGTAGCCTCCGGGGCATACGATTACATCGGCAACACGCCGGAGTTCTCGCTGAACATCGAATCCGAAACGCTGGACCATTACAGCTCGGACGAAGGCATCCGTGAAAAGGATGACTCCGTGCCGCTGGAAGTGAACCGCACCGGCTCCATGACCACGGACAACATCAACCCCAAAAACGTCGCTCTGTTCTTCTTCGGTTCGGAGAGCACGCTGACGCAGGCGTCCGTCGCTTCGGCAACGGAAACCTTGACGGGCATCAAGGACGGCAGCTCCTACAAGCTCGGCGTCACGCAGTCGAACCCGGTGGGCTACTTCGGCATCGACGAGACCGGCTTTGCCGTGGCGGTAGCGCCCGGCGGCACGGCACTGGTCGAGGGCGTGGACTACACGATGGACTTTGCTAATGGCATGATCCAGTTCATCGAAGGTTCGCTTATCGCGACGGACGGCACGGACATTGAAGTGACTTACGCGGTTGCTGCATCGACTCGTTCGCGCGTCATCTCCGGTTCGGAGCCCGTCGAGTGTGCGATCCGCTACACCACGAAGAACCCCAAAGGCGAAGACTGCCAGTTCTTCTTCCCCTACGTGAAGTTGACGCCCAACGGTGACTATGCTTTGAAGGGCGATGAGTGGCAGCAGATTCCGCTTTCGATGGAAATCCTGAAGCCCCTGAGCGGCGAAGCGATCTACCGTGACGGCGTGCCGACGAGGACTCCGTAAACCACTGGACGGGGGTTTCGGCCCCCGTCTCCAACCCTCTCCAATTTTGACCAAGGAACACACTATGGGAAACCTCAAATCCATCCGCATTACGCGGGAGGCTATCGAACTTTCGGACGGCCAGAGCTTCGACGTTCGGGCCATCTCCACGAACGACCTCATGACGATGGTGTCTGAACACGGGCCAACCCTCGGCCTGCTCTTCGCCAAGTTGACTTCCGGGAGTCGTGAACCCGGCTCACTGACGAACGACACGGTGCAGCAGCTCATTTTCGATCTGGCCCAGGAGTTCCCGATGTTGGCCGCAGAGGTCATCGCTCTGGCCGCAGACGCTTACGACGAAGAGGGCGTGGCAATGGCTCGCGATCTCCCGGTCACCACGCAAGTCCTCGCAATCGAGAAGGTCTTCCACCTGACCTTTGCTTCGGAGGGCGACGTAAAAAAGTTCATGGAGTCCCTGACGCGGATGCTGGTGGGGGTATCTGGGGCTCTGACGAACAGCGCGGTCCTTCCTTCGGAGAGTGGTATTGGGGAGTAAGGCGTCAAGCCAACCTCTGCCTGAGCCACAATCACATCGACGCTTTCGACTACCCCTTGGGGCGGTTGTCTGACGAATCGGCTTTCATTGTCTCGCGGGAGAATGGGCGGATTACGACAGAGGCGAATCTCCTTCAGCTCTGTATTGCTGGAATCTTGTCGCCAAAAGCTCGGACTGCGTTTACAAAGCAGGTGCAGGCCCTTGCTGTTGAATCGAAACCAATAGAGGGTCTGTTCGGGGAGAGCACAGCGAGCATGGGGCTCTTCGAGGAAGAATAAGGAGCTGCCAATGGCGCGGAAAGATGTAGACCTCGTTATCCGGGCCAAAGACGAAGCCGAGAACGTCGTCAAGAAAATCACGAAGGCGCTTAACGGCTTCACCGACGCACAGTCGGGTCTCCAAAGTAAATCCGAAGGAACTGAAGGTTCGCTCCAAAGTCTTGGGGCGGCCATCGGCCTTTTGGATAAGAGCCTGAAGGGGCTCGACGTAGGCAACTCCCTCACGAAAGACATGGACCGGGCCGCAGGAGCAGTGGCCCGGCTCGAAAAGCAGGTGTCCTCGTCACAGGCAGAGTTCACCGATCTCGACCGGCGCGTGAAGCAGGCCGGGACGACGACGGAACGATACCAGCAGAAATTGGACGGGGCGACAGCCGCGCAACAGCGCCAGTCGGCAGTCGTCGGCAAGGCCAAGAAGGACAGCAAAGAGCTCTCCCGGGCCTACGAGGAATCCGCCGGAGCGGTTGAACGACTTTCCGCGAAATACAATGAGCTGCCGACCAAGATAAACAAAGTCCAAGGGGCTTTCGACAAGGCCAGCGCCCGGGTTTCAGAGCTGCGCGGCCAGATGGAATCCACGGTCACGCCCACCAAGACGTTGACGAACCAACTGGCGGCTGCCGAGCGGAACCTGACTACGCAGTCCGGGAAGTTGGCAAAGCTGCGCGGCGAGTATTCAGCTATTGAGTCCGAGGTGAAAGCCGCCGGATCGGCAGTGACAATCTTTGCCGGTCAGTCTGGGCAAGCTGCGCAGAACCTCGTCCGGCAAGAGACCGTTCTGAAGAAGATTTCCGCGAACGTCTCGGAGCTGGGCACGAAGTCTAAAGTCGCGTCAGCCGACCAGAATCGGCTTGAAGGCAGCCTGAGCAGAACATCGTCAGCCCTGAACAGCCAGATCAGCCAGCTCGAACGGGCTGAGGGGTCTTACGTCGAGCTGGCGCAGGCGGCAGGCAAGTTTGACGCGGCGATGAAGGAGGCCTCATCTGTCTCGAAGGGGAACCTAGAACAACAGCTCGTGAGCCAAGGTCTCGCCGCCAAGAAGGCACGCGAAGATTTTGAGCTGCTTCAGAACAGCGCCCGGGAGTATGCGCAGGCGGCAACCATCGCCGGGCCGCCGACGCGCGAGATGTCCCAGCAGATGCAGTTCCTCGCCCAGCGGGCGAACGAGGCACACCTGAAGCTCATGGTTCAGCAGGACACACTGAAGGCTATGGGGATGGCCTACCGGGACGTGTCCACGGACATGGATTCGGTAACGAACGGCCAAGCCCGGTTTATCGCCCAGCAGGACAAGCTGGCTGCATCCATGAAAGAGGTTGCCGGAGAAGGGTTCCGAGAACGTCAGGCGATCCGGGGCGTCCACCAAGAGGCAGGCAAGGCCGCAGGGTCGGTCGGCAAGTTGGCAAGAGCCAGCAGCAATCAAGCGAACGCAGCGCGACGAGGGGCCACGGAGACGGGCCGCTTGGCCGACGCCTACCGTCGCCTCTACGGTGAGTCCCGGAAGTCCCTGAGCTACACGCAGCGCCTCCGGGGTGAAGTCCTCTCACTGATCGCGGCATATGGCGGCTTCTATGGTGTGGTCAACTTGCTCCGGCAGGTAGTGGACGCCTACCAGACGCTCGAAGGTGCTCAGGCCCGCCTGAACGTGGCGCTGGGTGGCGGTGTCGAAGCCTCTGCCAAGGAGATGGACTTCCTGCGTAGGACGGCGGCCCGGCTCGGCGTTGATCTCGGCACGCTTGCCACAGAGTATTCCAAGTTCGCCGTCGCGACGCAGGGCACGAACCTTGCCGGGGCGAACACACGCAAGATTTTCCTTGCGGTAGCTGAAGCGGCCCGAGTGAACCGGAGCACCACGGCAGAGATGTCTGGCGTTTTCGTAGCCCTGACTCAGATCGTCAGCAAGGGCGCGGTCCAGATGGAAGAGCTCAGGCAGCAGCTCGGGGATCGTTTGCCGGGTGCGATTCAGATCATGGCCGATGGCCTTGGGGTTGGCACGGCAGAGCTCATCAAAATGATGGAAGCTGGCGAAGTCACAGCAGACGCGCTGGTCCCGTTCGCGGAAGAGCTCTCCAAGCGGTTCGGCCCGGGTCTGGCGGAAGCCCTCGCATCCACGTCGGTCGCCTTGGGCCGCCTGAAGAACGCAGCCTTCCAAGCCCTGATCCAGTTCGGAGAGGGCGGGTTCATCGACGCCTTTGTTGATCTGGCGAACAAGCTCACGGCGGTTTTGCAAAGCGCGGACTTCGCGGCCTTCCTCGGGAAAGCCTCGGCAGCGTTTGCGGTTCTCCTGAACACACTCGGCGTGCTGGCAGACAACTTCGATCTGGTGGTCGCGGCGGCAACCGGGTTCCTCGGCTTGGCGCTGACCCCTTTGATCGTCCTGTTGGTCTCCAACTTTGCCAAGCTGCCGGGGGTTCTCGCGAGCTCTGCGGTCGGCATGGCGAACTTTGCCCGAGGGACTTCCGCAGTGGCCGGGACGGCGGGGGCAGCCGCAGCGAGTGTGGGACGCCTCACGCTGGCCGTCCGCGCCCTCATGTCGTCCACCGGGATCGGCCTCATCATCACGGCCATCTCCGCTGGCATCGGCCTATGGGCCACACGCGCAGACGAATCGTCGGAAGCCCTGACGGACCACCGAGCCATCATCGACGAGGTAAAAGATGCCTACGACGCAGTGGGTGGTTCGGTCGAAGAGTGGAAGAACACTCTCGCCAACCTCACGGAAGCTGAGGCCGTAGCGAACCTGCGCCGGGTCGAACAAGCTGCCGCAGACCTCATGTCCACCTTGGAGATGACAGCAGCCGGGAACGACTCCTTATGGACCAACTTCTTTGGCTACAACCTCTCTGCCGGGGCTGAGATTTACAGCGTGTCCGCACAGATTAAGGACGCCATCGAGGGCGTCGTTCAGGGGTTCAAAGACGGCGACGTGGAGGCTGAAGATTTCATCGACGCCCTCGACGACGTAATCAAAGAGATGGGCGACGGCAGCGACGAGTCTGTCCGTTACGGGGAAGCCGTCATCAAGGCCGGTCGGGCAATGCTCTCGGCCCGAGATGCAGTAGAGGACGCCCGGAACGCCGTTCGGGCAACGAGCGATGATCTCGACGAGGCCCAAGATGGTTTCGACGCGCTGGGCAACTCCGTGGACGAGGCGGGCCAGAGCCTAGAAGACATCGCGGCAGACAAGGCCGAGAAGTTCAACGAAGCCATGCGGAAAATGGGCGAGGGGATCGAATCGGTCAACCGCGAGCTGGAATACATCGAAGCCTCTGAGGCCATCGCCAAGCTCGGCCAGCAGGCTATCGAGAACGCCACGAACGTAGACCAGCTCACGGCAGCTCTGGAACGCACCAAGGCCGCGCAAGACGCGCTGGACGTGGAGTATGGCAACAACGTCGCCGGGTTGGCCCCGGGCAGCACAGGAGTCGAGGCCGCAGCAGCCCTCCTGCGTCAGTCTGAAGGTTTCCGGGGCACACCCTACAACGACCC